ATGACCAAGAAGGATTGCCCGGCGCCGCGCGCCGGCCGCGCTGCCGTGCCCAAACGGGAGCGGTGGAATGGCAGACGTCGCTCCCTGTTCCTCGCGATGCTGACCGACACTGCGAATGTACGCAGATCCGCGGCGGCGGCGGGCATGTCGATGACGGCGGCCTATGAACTCAAAGCCCGCGATCCGGATTTTGCGCAGGCCTGGCGCGCCGCGCTGGAGATTGGTTATAGCGAGGTGGAACTGGCCCTGCTCCGCCAATCGCTCCATGGCAGCGAACGAACCGAAATGGTTGAAGAGGGTGAGCAGAAGACCCTCAAATATGTGAAGACGGTGCGCAGCTTCAACTTCTCCGTCGCGATGCGGTTGTTGATGGCACATCGCGACGAAGTGATGGCCTTTCGCCGTGAGCGGGAGAGCGGGGACGGACCGGAGCAGAGCGCCACCGAGCGGTTGCAGGGCTATCTCGACAAGATTCGGGAGCGATTGGCGGAGGCAGAGGCGGATATGCCGGACGATGTTGATGCCGATGCTGATGCTGGGGCCGATGGCGGTATCGATGGCGATGGCGGCGGTCGAGGGGGGCGGTCCGGTCTCAGGGCTTGTGCGGACGCCGCCGGGGCGACGGACGAATGATAAGGCAAGGGAGGCGGCGAGGCGATGGGCGATGCCGGCAGATCGACGCTGGAGCGGATCGCCCGCCTGCCAGAGCAGGAAAGCGCGCGGTTGCTCGCGGCGCTGGGCGAGGAGGGGTGCGCCTGGCTGGCAGATAGCTGGCTGCATCAGGCGCGCCCCGCCCAATTGCCGCCCGCGGGGCAATGGTTCGTCTGGCTGGTGATGGCGGGGCGTGGCTTTGGCAAGACGCGGGCCGGGGCGGAATGGGTGCGCGGGCTTGCCGAGCGTGACGGCGCGGCGCGGATCGCGCTGGTGGGCGCCAGCCTGCATGAGGCGCGGGCCGTGATGGTGGAAGGTGAAAGCGGCCTGCTCGCCATCGCGCCGCCCGATATGCGACCGCGCTGGCAGCCGACGCGGCGGCTGTTGCAATGGCCCAATGGCGCGCGCGCGACCATTTATGGCGCCGCCGAACCGGAGGCCCTGCGCGGCCCGCAGCATAGCCATGCGTGGGCGGATGAGATTGCCAAATGGCCACGAGCCACCGCGGCGTGGGACAATCTGGCGATGGGCCTGCGCCTTGGCGTGCGGCCATGTGTGATGGCGACGACGACGCCGCGCCCGGTCGCGCTGGTGCGGCGGCTGGCAAGCGACCCGGCCGTGCGGATCACCCGTGGGCGGACGCAGGAGAATAGCGCCGCGCTGCCACCGCGCTTTCTGGCCGAGATGGCGCGGATGTTCGGCGGGACGCGGCTCGGCCGGCAGGAGCTGGATGGCGACCTGCTGCTGGAGGCGGACGGCGCGCTATGGACGCGCGACTTGCTGGACCGTTGCCGCGTGAACGGCGCGGCGCCGCTGCGCGAGGCGTTGACGCGGTTGGTCGTGGCGGTCGATCCGCCTGCCAGCGACCATGGCGACGCATGCGGGATCGTGGTGGCGGGGCTGGACGGGACAGGGCGCGCGATCGTTCTGGAAGATGCGACCGTCGAGCGGGTGCGGCCCGAGCGATGGGCCCGCACGGTGGCCGATGCCGCTATGCGCTGGGCGGCCGACAAGGTGATTGCCGAGGCGAATAATGGCGGCGCGATGGTGGGCGCGGTGCTGCGGGCGGCGGACATCGCCCTGCCGCTGCGGCTGGTCCATGCCGCGCAGGGCAAAGTCGCGCGGGCGGAGCCGATCGCAGCGGCCTATGAGGCCGGACGGGTGCGCCATGCCGGGCTGTTCGCCGATCTGGAGGATCAATTATGCGGCCTGACGCTGGGCGGCGGCTATGAAGGACCGGGGCGATCGCCCGACCGGGCCGACGCGCTGGTGTGGGCGCTGACCGAATTGCTGCTGACGGGGCGGGGGCAGGCGCGGCTGACGAGCTTGTGACCCGTGGTGTTTGCGTCGGCTTGCATCGGGCGTCGGCCGTGCGGCGAGTGGCAGCCTGCGGGAGCGGCGGGCGATCTGCTACATGGGGCGGCGAGTGTGAGCGGTTAGCGGGGGATAACCCGGTTGATCGCGCCTTTCCATGTTCGCGGGGCGAACCGCTTGCTTCGGCAACGCGCGGATCGGCGTAGCGCGAGGGAACTGACGCGGAATCATTTGCGTTGATGCACGGATAGGCAGAACGTCCGCAGCTTGCTGGCCGGCAGGGACTCGCCCGGATGGAAAACATATCGAGCAGGATCGCGAACGCGCCGACGCTTCCGGTCCTGTGGCGCCACATGACCCGTTATTTCAGTAGCCATGGTTTTGGCGGCGTGAGCTATTATTGGCTGCGTCTAGGCACCGGCCTGCCGGCGATTATCCCGCTGCAATATGGGTTCACAAGGGAACAGCGGGACGTTTACCGGGCGTTTGATTTCGAGCAGCTCGATATCGTGCCACGCACGGCGCTGGTCGCCGGCCGGCCGATCCGATGGAGCGAAATCTGGCGTGATGCGCAACTGACCGCCGAGGAGCGCGCTTTCCTGACCGCGCTGCGGGAGAAGGGCGTCACGGACGGTTTTTCGCTGCCCTGCTATGGGCCGAACGGCCGCGACGCGGTGGTGGGGCTGGGCAGGATGACGGCGAAGACGGACACCAGCGCGGAGCATCTGGCATTGCTCCATTTCGCGGCGCAGGCGGCGCATCTGCGGATTTGCGCGCTGTTCGCCGATGCGGCGCCGCCGGCGCGGCTGCTCTCCCGCAGGGAGAAGGAAATTCTCGACTGGGTGGCACGAGGCAAGAGCAATGGGGTGATTGCCGAGATATTGCAGATCGCGCCCGGCACGGTGGACACCTATATGCGACGAATCTACGAGAAACTGGGTGTATCGGACCGCACATCGGCAGCGGTGAAGGGCGTGGGATTGGGACTGATTACGGCCTGATGCGCCAGGGCGGGCAGGCCGATGGCCGGCGCTGGAATCCATCTGGATGCAGGCACCGGGCCGGCCGGGCGTTGCGGACGATGTGCCGCCAGTTCGATCAGAGCAGGAAAATGCTGACGACCTCATCATGTCGATGAGGGCGGATATTTGCCGTGCCGCTGGGTTGGACCCGTCCGGCCGGCGCAGCCGCCATCGGGGCGGTTATGATCTGTAAGGAGAGCGCCATTGAAATGGTTTGGACGCAAGGCCGCGACAGGGACGTCGCGGCCACCGCTGGCCCGTGCCTGGCTGGGGTTGGGCTGGGCTGCGGACGGCAACTGGCCGCAGGGCTATGAAGCGCAACTGAAGGCCGCCATCCTCGCCAACCCGGTGGCGCAACGGGCGTTGCGGCTGATCAGCGAGGCGGTGGGCAGCGTGGCACTGGTCGCCACGGCGGATGATCCGGCAGGGGCGGCGGGCGCGCTGGCGCTGGTGCAGCAGCGGGCGGCGGGGCAGAGCCTCATCGAGACGCTGGCAGCGCATCTGCTGCTGCACGGCAACGGCTATGTGCAGATCGGCCATGCACCGGACGGGCGGCCGGCGAGCCTCTATGCGCTGCGGCCGGACCGGGTGAGCATCGAGCAGGACGGGCAGGGCTGGCCGAGCGCCTATCGCTACCGGGCGGGCGAGCGCGATGTGCGCTATGCGAGCGAGGATGCGGCAGGGCGCACGGCGGTGATCCATATCCGATCGCTCAATCCGGCGGATGATCATTATGGCCTTGGCTGCCTTGGCGCGGCGACGGGAGCCATCGCCATCCATAATAGCGCGACGCGGTGGAACAAGGCGCTGCTCGACAATGCCGCGCGGCCATCCGGCGCGCTGGTCTATGAGCCCAAGGATGGCGGGCTGCTTTCCGCCGATCAGTTCGACCGGCTCAAGGAGGAGCTGGAGGGGGCGTTTCAGGGCGCGGACAATGCCGGGAGGCCGATGCTGCTCGAAGGCGGGCTGCAGTGGCAATCGATGAGCCTCTCCCCTCATGAAATGGATTTCGTGGAACTCAAGGCGGCGGCGGCGCGGGATATCGCGCTCGCCTTCGGGGTGCCGCCAGTGCTGGTGGGGCTGCCGGGCGACAGCACCTACGCCAATTATCGCGAGGCGAACAAGGCGCTGTGGCGGCAATCCGTGCTGCCGCTGGCCGACAAGATTTTGGGCGGGCTGGCGCAGGGATTGCGCGGGTTCATGCCCGGCCTGCACCTCGCGGTGGATCTCAACCAGGTGCACGCGCTGATCGATGAGCGGGCGCAGCTATGGGACCGGGTGGCGGCGGCCGATTTTCTCTCCGACACGGAGAAACGCGCGATGCTCGGGCTGGAGGCCAGACCTGTATGAGCGCGGCGAGAGACGAGGGCGGGCCGGTGCGCTTTGCCGGCTATGCGGCGATTTTCGACAAGATGGATCAGGGCGGTGACGTGATTGCCGCCGGGGCCTTCGCGGCGAGCCTGGCGCGACGGGGCAGGGAGGGGCTGCCGTTGCTCTGGCAGCATCACGCCGACCAGCCGATCGGGCGGATATCGGCCGTGAGCGAAGATGCGCGCGGGCTGCGCGTAATCGGTGAGATTGGCGGGGCCGGCGCGCTCGGCACCGCCGCGCAGCGGGCGGCGGCGATGCTGCGCGAAGGGCGGATTGACGGGCTGTCCTTCGGCTACCGCGTGGTCGCAGCGCAGGGCGAGCGACCGCGCCGGCTGGAAGCGCTCGATCTGGTCGAGGTCAGTCTGGTGACGCACCCGATGCAGGTGCTGGCGCGGGTACATGCCGTGGAATGAACATGGCGCAATGAGTTGAGTGGATTTCGTCGGGGGCCTTTGGGGCCCCTTTTCTTTTGACCGCAGGAGACGTGACTTATGCTGGAAGTGAAAGCCAATGCGCTGGAGGAGAGCTTCGATGCGATCCTGCATGCCGAGCGGATGACGGACCTTGAAACGCGGCTGGACGCGATGGATGCCGCAATGGCGGCGCAGGCGCTACGCAGCGGCCGGCCGCCGCTCGACGGCGCGAAAGGCGGTGAGATCGACCCGGCGCGGGCGGCCTTTACCGACCGTTATCTGCGCCGCGGCGTGGAAGCCGGTGTGGAGTTGAAAAGCTTCTCCGGCGCGACCGGCGGCGCCGGCGGCTATGCCGTGCCGCGCGAGATCGACCAGATGATCGAGGTGGCGCTGAAGGCGATCTCGCCCATCCGCGCCATCGCCAATGTCGTGCGGACCGGCACGGCGGGCTATCGCAAACTGGTGACGACGGGCGGCGTCGTCTCCGGCTGGGCCTCCGAGACGGGGGCGCGGCCGGAGACCGCAACGCCGGTCTTTCAGGAGATCGCACCGCCAGGCGGGGAGCTATATGCCAATCCGTCGGCCACGCAGGCAATGCTGGACGATGCGCTGTTCGACGTGGAGAGCTGGCTGGCCGGCGAGATTGCGCAGGAATATGCGCGGGCCGAGGGCGCAGCCTTCGTCAAGGGGGACGGGACGAACAAGCCGCGGGGCTTCCTCACCTATAACGCGACGGACGAGGCGGACGGCATGCGGGCGTTCGGCACGCTGCAATATGTCGCCTCCGGGCAGGCGGGGGCCTTTACGGCGGGCAATCCGCAGGACCGGCTGATCGATCTGGTGCAGGCATTGAAGGCGCCATATCGGCAGGGTGCGGCTTTCGTCATGAACTCGGCGACGCTGGCACGCATCCGCAAGTTCAAGACGAGCGACGGGGCGTTTTTGTGGCAACCCAGTCTGGCAGCGGGCCAGCCGGCGACATTGCTCGGCTATCCGGTGGTGGAGGCCGAAGATATGCCAGACATTGCGGCGGACAGCCTCTCCATCGCGTTTGGCAACTTCCAGCATGGCTATGTGATTGCCGAGCGGAACGAGACGAGCATCCTGCGCGACCCGTTCACCAACAAGCCCTTCGTGCAATTCTACGCCGTCAAGCGGATCGGCGGGGCGGTGACGAACAGCGATGCGATCAAGCTGATGAAGTTCTCCGCCTCGTAAGAACGCGGCGAACAGCCGGTCCGCAATGGCGCTGGCCATTGCGGACGCGCGCCATGCCGGCCCCACGCCCTGCCGGCATGACGCGCTTTCTCTCCCCCTCCCCTTGCGAAGGATGCCTCGCATGACCGTGACCATCGAACCGGCCGCTATGCTGGCGGCGCCGCTGACGGCGCTCAAAACCTATCTCGCCATCAGCCTCGACGATGAGGATGAGGCGCTGGCCGATCTGATCCGTGCGGCGAGCGAGGTGGCCGAGCGCTATATCGGCCAGCTGCTGATCGCACGGACGGTGACGCAGATTCTCGGGGTGCGCAGCGGCTGGCAGAAGCTGGCGATCCGCCCCGTGACCGGCATTATCGCGGTTGACGGGCTGCCGGCCGATGGCGCGGCCTTTGCCTTGCCGGCGGATAGCTATGGCACGGAGATCGATGCGGGCGGGACGGGGCGTATCCGCATTGCCATGCCCGGCGCGGCGGGGCGGGTGCGGGTCCGCTACACGGCCGGAATGGCGAGCGACGCTGCCGGTGTGCCTGACGCGATCCGCCACGGGATCATCCGGCTGGCGGGCGAATATCATGCCCGGCGCGAAGGGCTGGAGCCTGATCCGCCGGCCTCCGTCATCGCGCTGTGGCGGCCCTGGCGGCGGGTGCAACTCGCATGAGCGGGGCGATGCTTGTGCGCGGCGCGATCCACGCGGCGCTGAGCGGTGATGCGGCGCTGGCGGCGCTCGTCCAGCAGGTGAGCGAAGGCGCGCCGCTCAAGGCCAGCACGCCATGGCTGCAACTGGACGATGCCCAGGCGACCGGCTGGGGCGCGCGCGGGGTGGACGGGCTGACGCTGCGCCAGCCGATCCGCCTCACCGTGCGCGGCGATGATCGCGCGCGGGTGGAGGCCGTTGTCGCGCGGGTAGAGGCCTGTCTGGCGGCGATGGCCGATGACGCCGGCGACTGGCGAATCATCGATTTGCGGTGTGAGCGCGCGCGGATCGTGCGCGGCCGGACGGACTGGCGGGTGACGCTCGATTATGCGGTGCGGGCGGCCCGGCTGGGCTGACGCGGCGAATTTCCTCCTCATCTTTGAAAGGAACAGACCATGGCAGTGGAGAAGGGCAGCGCTTTCCTGCTCAAGATTGGCGATGGCGGCGCGCCGGTGGCTTATGCGACGGTGGCCGGCATGCGCACGACGCAGGTGTCCGTCAATGGCGAGCCGGTGAACATCACCAGCAAGGATTCGGGCGGATGGCGGCAGTTGCTGCCCGGCGCGGGCGTGCGGTCGGTGAGCGTTTCGGGCGCGGGAATCTTCACCGGCTCGGCGGCGGAGGTGCGGCTGCGCGATCATGCGCTTTCCGGCGCGATCGACCATTATGAGCTGAGCTTCGAGAGCGGCGAGCGACTGCGCGGCCAGTTTCTGGTGACGCGCCTCGATTATGCCGGGGATTATAATGGCGAGCGGACCTATACGCTCAGCCTCGAAAGCTCCGGCGCGGTCTCGGCGCTGTGACGGCCGGGGCGAACCCCGCGCGGGGGGAAGCCGCGCTGACCGTGGGTGGGTGCGTGCTGTGCGTGCGGCCGAGCTTCGCGGCGCTGGTGGCGGCGGAAGGCGAGGTGGGATCGCTGCTGGCGCTGGCCGAACGGGCGGGGCAGGGGCGACTGGCGCTGGCCGAGATCGAGGCGCTGCTGTGGCATTGCCTTGCGGAGCGGCCGGAGACGATGGCGCGTGCCCGCCTTGGTGAGGCGCTGGTGGCGCAGGGCGTGGGCGCGGCCATGCCGGCCCTGCGGGCGATTCTGCGGCAGATATTGATGGGCGGAGACGCATGACATTTGCCGCTTGCGCCCGGCGGCTTGCCGGACAGGCCGGGCTGCTGCTCGGCTGGCGGCCGGAAGATTATTGGGCGGCGACGCCGGAGGAGCTGGCCACGGCGCTGGGCCCGTTGCGCGATGCGCTGGAGGCCGGTGCGCCGTCGCAGATCGACCGGGCGACGATCGCCCGGCTCAAGGAGAGACACCCCGATGGATGATGAACTGGATGGCCGCACCGTGGCGGTGCGCGCGGACGTGGCGCGCTTTGCGCAGGATGTGGGCGAGATGCGCGCGGCGCTGGAGGGGCCGCTGGTGGCGGGTGCGGACAAGGCCGGCCGGGCGATCGAGGCCGGGCTGCTGCGTGCTGCGCGCAACGGTAAGCTTGGCTTTGAGGATCTGGGCCGGATGGCGCTGGCGACCCTCGGGCAGATTGCAGCGGCGGCCGTGCGGCAGGGCGTGGGCGCAATGGGGCTTGGCGGCGGCGCCGGCAGTGGCCTGCTGGGGCTGGGGACCAGCCTGCTGGCCGGCGCGCTCGGCCTGCCGGGGCGCGCGACAGGCGGGCCGGTCGCGCCCGGGCGCGGCTATCTGGTCGGTGAGCGGGGGCCGGAAATCTTCATGCCGACGAGCAGTGGGCAGGTGATGCCGACCGGAACGACGGCGGGGCGGGACGTGCATGTCTCGATCACCGTCAGCAGCGGCGGGGCGGATAGCCCGCGGGCGCTGGCGCGCAGTGCCCGGCAGGTGGCGCGGGCGGTGCGTGGCGCGCTGGCCGAATAGGTTGCGAGGCTGGCGACATCGCTTGCCGCATGGCGGGTCCGGCAGGCGTCAGATGCGGGCCGGACGGGCGAGCCAGGCGCCGATGAGCGCGCCGAGCAGCTTCAGCGCCATGGTGGCGAAGACGGCGGGAACGAAGAAGCCCTGCCAGGCGACGAGCGAGCCATCGATGACCAGATAGAAGAAAAAGACGGCGAGGGCGAAAGCCCATGGGCTCCGGTCCGGCCGGCGGCGTGAGACGAGCCAGACGAACAGGATGAACAGCACGGGCCCGACGATGCGGGTGCTGACCGTGGAGATGGCCGGCGCGAGAGCGACATAATGATCGCGCGCATGGCCGGGATCGATGGCGAGACTATAGAACCAGACCGCGCCGAACGCGCAGGCGAGATCCAGCGCGAGGATCGCGATGGCAAGGCCGAGCGCTTTGACGAAGTCTATGGGCAGCATGACGATCTCCCCTTCCCGGTCCGCTATCCGGCCACGTTCGGGCGCGGGACCAGATTATGCGAGACGGGCCGGCGGGTAAAGCGCGCCGGCCCGGTTTTTTGCGCATTGCTCCGTCGCGAGACAGGCAGCGGCGGGTTCAACATCAGGAGGAGCGGAGCATGCCCTATTGGCTGGCCGATACCCGGCGCGATCAGGATCGCAGCCTCATCAAGCGGTTCGCGCCGCCTTACTGGACGGTCAATTTCCCCCGGCCGATGATGGCCTCGGTGGTGACGCAGGGCGCGGATGGATTGCGGATCGACGCGACTTTTTATGGCTCCGGCGATCTGGCGGGGCTGATCTGGGAATCCGAGGACCAGTGGGATCATCCGCTGCTGCGCTATGCCCCGGTGCGGAATTATGCGCGCTGTACATTGCGGTTCCGCTGGCGCAGCCATGGGGTGAAGCCGCTCGACGGCGTGGACGGACCAACGCTGACCATCGAAGGCCGCGATGCAAGCGGCGCGGCGCGCAACTGGTATGTGCGGTTGTGGAACTATGCGAGCGGATCGCCGGAGGATGCGATCATCACCCTCCCCTTCGATGCGCTGCACGGCGGCTTCCTGCTGCCGGACGAGGCCGACCCGGTATGGCCGGATGATATCGACCGCTTGTTCATCTCCATCGTACCGGAGGATTATGACCGCGGAGAAACCATCTTTCCGGCGGCGGTGGAGGGGTGGGTCGAGCTGACGCAGATCAGCTGTGAGGGCTCAGGCTCGGTTATCGCGATCGGCGATGTGATGGTGCCCGAACATGGCCTCTCCATCGCGACGGGCTATGACGACGCCTATAACCAGACACCGGAGCGCATCGTGCTGCAGGCGCTGGCGCTGGGCTATCGCGGGGCGATCAACCATTATGTCGGGATGAGTCATTATATGCGGCTCGACCCGGTGGCCGGGGAGTTTCGCGCGACACTGAGCGGCGGGGCGATCAACGGTCCGTGCGCGCGCTGGCATGCGGATTTCGCGGCGCGCTGCAAGGCACTGGGGTTCGACCTCATCCTCTCGCTCTCCTATGAATTGTTCGATGCCTATTGCCCGGATGCGTGGAAGCAGCGGGCCTGGGACGGCGCGCCAGCGCTGACCGGCTGGGTGCCGCCCTCGACCCTGCTGTCGCCGGCGCATGGCGAGGCGATGGACTATCTTGCGGCAGTGGCGCGGGCATTTGTGCGGATCGCGCGCGATGCGGGCCTTTCCGTGCATTTCCAGATTGGCGAACCCTGGTGGTGGATCATGCCGGACGGGCGGCCGTGCCTCTATGACGATGCAGCGCGGGCGCTGTTTGGTGGCACGCCGCCGGAGATTGCGACGATGCGCAGCCCACTCGACGACGCGCAAACCGCGCTGCTCGATGCGGCGGGAGCGGCGCTGGCGGCCTCGACCGCGGCGCTCGGCGCGGCGGTGCGGGCAGAGGTGCCGGCGGCGGAATTGCTGCTGCTCATCTTCCTGCCGACCTTGCTCGACCCCGATATGCCCGAGGCGAAGCGCGCCAACGTGCCGATCGGCTGGGCCGCGCCAGCGTTCGACCGGTTGCAGACAGAGGATTATGACTGGATCACCAGCGGTCAGGCCGCGCAGGCAGATGCGGCGCGGGCGCTGGTCGATGCGCGGCTGGGTTACCCACTCCGCGAGCAGCATTATCTGGCGGGGTTCGTACCGGCGGATCGGTCGCCGGCGGAAACGGCGCAGGCATGGGCCTATATTGCCGACGCGGCCGAGGCGGCGCGGGCGCGGGAGCCGGCCGCCATCTTCATCTGGGCGCTGCCGCAAGTGGCGCGCGACGGCTTTACCTATTTCAACCTGGCAGGAGATGCGGACGTGCAGGCTTTCGACGATGTTTCCTTTCCGCTCGACATCGGCCGGCGCGCGCAGGTGGCGCCGACCTTCTCGACGCGGGTGATCGAAAGTGTCTCGGGCCATGAGCAGCGCAGCACGCAATGGGCCGATGCGCGGCTGCATTTCGATGCCGGGCCGGGCGTGCGCTCGGAGGCGGATATTGCGGCGCTGATCGCGTTCTTCCGGGCGCGGCGGGGCGCGGCGCGCGGGTTCCGGTTCCGCGATCCGTTCGATCATGGCTCGGGCGCGTTCGGGGCGGCGCCCGGTGCGCTCGACCAGATGATCGGCATTGGCGATGGCGTCATGACGGTCTTTCGCCTGCGCAAGGCCTATGGCGCGGCGCCCGAGGCGCAGATGCGGATGGTGACGCGGCCGGTAGCAGGCAGCGTGCGCGTGGCGGTCGATGGGATCGAGCGGGCGTCCGGCTGGCAATCAGGGCCGCTGGGCGAGATCCGGTTTGATGTGGCGCCGGTGGACGGGGCGGTCGTGACCGCGGGTTATCTGTTCGACGTGCCCGTGCGCTTTGCCGAGGATCGGCTGGAGATCGACCGGGAGACATTTGCGGCCGGTGCGGTGCCATCCGTGCCGCTGGTGGAGGTGCGCGAATGAGCGGCGTGGCGGAGATTCTCGCGCAGCCGCTCTGCGCGCTGGCGTTTTGCTGGCGGCTGGAACGGCGCGATGGCGTGACCATCGGCCTGACCAGCCATGACCGGCCGCTCCATGTGGCGGGGCTGCGCTATGCGGCGGCCCCGGGCATCACGCCGAGTGCGATCATGCGCGGCGGGGACGGCGCGGCGGAACTGGCGGATATAGAGGGCGCGCTGAGCACGGCGGCGATCACCGAGGATGATCTTGACGCCGGGCGATGGGACGGCGCGACATTGCTGCTCCACCTGACCGAATGGACCGAGCCGGGCGTGCTGTGGCTGGAACTGGCGCGCGGCACGATGGGGGGCGTTGAGCGCAAGGATGGTCGCTATGCCGTCGCGCTGCGCGGGGCGGGGGGTCTGCTTGACCGGGCGGTGGCGCCGGTCACCAGCCCCACCTGCCGCGCCCGACTGGGCGATGCGGCCTGCCGGATCGATATGCGCCCGCGCAAGCGCATCGTGCGGGTGGCGGAGCTGGCGGGGGACAGGCTGCGCCATGCGGGACTGGAAGCGGGGCGTTATCCATTCGGCCATGTGCGCTGGCTGAGCGGGGCGAATAGCGGGCTGGTCCAGATGATCGTGGATCAGGCTGGCGACGAGCTGTTCCTTGCCGAACCGCCGCCCTTCCCGGTGGCGGCCGGCACGCTCGCTGCGCTGGTCGAGGGGTGCGACAAGCGGCTGGAAACCTGCGCGACGCGCTTTGCCAACACTGCGAATTTCCGGGGCGAGCCGCATCTGCCGGGAATGGACCTCCTGACCCGTTATCCGGGGAGTTGAGCGATGACCATCCATGAACGGATTGCGGCGCAGGCGCTGGCGCTGGTCGGCGTGCCTTTCCGGCTGCATGGCCGCTGCGAACGGACCGGCCTCGATTGTGTGGGGCTTGCCGCGCTCGCGGTGGCGCGGGCTGGCGGGCCGATGGCGGAGCTGCCGGGCTACCAGTTGCGCGGGACCAGCCCGGCCAGCGCTGACCGGGCCTTGCGCGCGGCCGGGTTGGTGCCGGTGGATGAGGCGGCGCCCGGCACATTGCTGCTGGCGCACAGCGGACCGATGCAGCTTCACCTGATGGTGGGAACCGCATCCGGGCTGGTCCATGCCGATGCCGGGCTTGGCCGCGTCGTCCTGATGCCATGCCCCGCGCCCTGGCCGATCCTTGGCCGGTGGCGCCTCATCACCTCCAGTCAGCAGGAGTAGCGATATGGCTACAATCGTTCTGACCGCCGTGGGCACCATCTTCGGCGGGCCGATCGGCGGGGCGCTCGGCGCGCTGGCGGGGCAAGCGATCGATGCGCAGATTTTCAGGCCGGCGGGTCGAAGCGGACCGCGCCTCAATGATCTGCAGGTGCAGACATCGCGCTACGGCACGCGCGTGCCGCGCATCTTCGGGCAACTGCGCGTGGCGGGGACGGTCATCTGGGCGACCGACCTGAAGGAAAGCAGCGCCACGAGCGGCGGCGGCAAGGGCCGGCCGAGCGTGACGAGTTACAGCTATACGGCGAGTCTGGCCGTGGCGCTTTCGGCGCGGCGGATCATCGGCATCCGGCGGATCTGGGCGGATGGCAACCTGTTGCGCGGTGCGGCGGGCGACTTCAAGACGCCGATTGGTGCGTTCCGCTTCTATGCCGGTGATGAGAATCAGCCAGTCGATCCGCTGATCGCCGCCGATGTCGGGATCGATCGTGCGCCGGCTTTCCGCGGATGCGCCTATGCGGTGTTCGACGGGTTGCAACTGGCCGATTTCGGCAATCGCATTCCGTCGCTGACATTTGAGGTCTTGGCCGATGGCGGCCCGCTGGAACTGGCGGCAATTGCGTCCGACCTGGCCGGCGAAGCGATCGACTATCGAGGCGATGCACCGGAGGCGACGCTATCCGGCTTTGCGGCGGATGGCGCGGACCTGCGCGATACGATGGGCCCGCTGGTCGATATGCATGATCTGCTCTGGCGGGAGGAGGGGAGCGCCCTCATTCTGGCGGCGGGGCAGGCGCGCGATTACCGGATAGATCCGACGGCGACCGTCTGTGCCATTGATGGCGAGGCGGAGGCACCGGAGGGCCGCCAGCGCCTGCCGATCGAGACGGTGCCGGCGCGATTATCCGTCCGCTATCATGACCCGGCGCGGGATTTTCAGGCGGGCGTCCAGACCGCCGAGCGGTCGGGGCCGGGCGAGCGGCAGGATGGTGTCGATCTGCCGGCGGCGCTCTCCGCTGCCGCCGCGCGCCGCCTTGCCGATGCGAAGCTGCGCAGCGGCTTGCGGCGGCGGACGCTGATCCGCCGCTCCATTGGCTGGACGGCGTTGCCATGCGGAATTGGCGATGTGGTCACGCTTGCCGACGAGCCGGGGCGCTGGCGGGTGGAAGCGGCGGAGTGGGAAAATATGGCCGTGCGGCTCACATTGCGGGCATATGATGGCGGCGCGCGCGCGGTGGCCGATGGCGGCGATGCCGGGACGCCGCTGCGCGAGACGGATCTGGTGCAGGGGGCGACGCACCTCGCAATTGTCGAACTGCCGCCCGATGGCCTGTCGCTGGCGACGGTGCCGAGCGTTTATGCCGCAGCGACCGGCGCGGATGAGGGTTGGCGCCGGGCGGTGCTGATGCGCTACCATGCAGCGCTGGAGACCGCCGAGCCGATCGGCCGGACGGCGCTGCGGGCGGTGATCGGCCGGACGCAGGGAGCGCTGCCGGACGGCGCGCCCTGGCGGATCGACCGGCGCGGCGCGGTCGAGATATGGCTCGACAATGCGGCGGACGCGCTGACGGGGGCGACGGATGCTCAATTGCTCGCCGGTGCCAATCTCTGCGCGATCGGGGACGAGGTGCTGCAATTTGGCGAGGCCGATCCGATCGGGCCGGGGCGCTTTCGCCTCTCCCGTTTCATGCGGGGCTGGCATGGCACGGAATGGGCCTGTGCGAACCATCAACCCGGCGAACGGTTCGTGCTGCTCGACGCCGACAGGCTGGCGCCGGTCGGCCTGACGCCGGCCGATATCGGGCAGCGGCTTGATCTGCGGGCGATCGGCAGCGGCGATCTGGTGCCGGCCGAGGCATCCGGGCAGATTGATGGCCGGGCGACGGTGCCGCCCTCGCCGGTCCATGGCCGGATCGTGGCGGCGGAAAATGGCGATCTGGCGGTCAGTTGGGTTCGCCGCAGCCGACTCGGCTGGGCGTGGCCGGATCAGAGCGAGATTGCGCTGGGTGAGGAAGGCGAGGCCTATCGTCTGCAGGTCGCAACGGCTGATACCGTGATGCGAAGCTGGGACGCCGGCAGCGCCTCATCACGCTATCTGGCAGCGGACGTCGCTGCGGACCGGACGGCCGCAGACGGCGCGCCGCTCCGGCTTTCGATCATGCAGCGCGGAACAAGCGGTTTCAGCCGGCCACTCATCCTGTCGCTGCCCTGATCCGGCAAAACCATGTTTCGGGTCCGGCCGGGCCGTCGCTTGAAAATTTTGATATCGGGAAGGAAATCCAGCCATGATGCAGACCGACCGCCTCCGCTTGCCCCTGCTGGCCGCCGGACAGGCGCAAAAGGAAATCACCCATAATGAAGCGTTGAGCCTGCTTGACGTAATCGCTCAGGCCGCCGTGGAAAGCATGTCGCTCGCGATACCACCCGCCGCGCCGGAGCCGGGCCAGTGCTGGATCGTCGCGGCGGGGGCGACGGGAGCCTGGGCGGGGCAGACGGGTGCGATCGCATGCTGGACGGCGGCCGGCTGGCTGTTTCTCGCGCCCGGTGCCGGGTGGCGCGTCTGGGTACGGGACCGCGACCAGATGATTCGGTTTGACGGCGCCGTCTGGCGGGATGGCGCAGTGCGGAATGACGGTGTTTATCTTGACGGCAAGCGGGTGATCGCGCCGCGACAGGACGCCATCGCCGCCCCGGCCGGCGGCGCCACCCGGGACGAAGAGGCGCGGGCCACGCTCACCGCGCTGCTCGGCGCGTTACGGGCTCATGGCCTGATCGAGGCCTGAGCTTTCCGAGCGGGAGACTTTCATCCTCAATGGATGATTTACCCCGTTACTGCGCGGAGACTGTCATTCGACGTAAAATATGCGCCAATTTCGCAACAGTTGCTATGAACTGTGACTGTTATACCCTTGAAAGTCACTCTGCATGCTCTTAAAGCAGCAGTGCAGCATTTTGCGACCTATTTTTGAAAGGGGAATGATATGCGGAAGCTTGGCCTTGCCATAGCGCTCGCGTCGACCATGATGGCCTCACCATCGCTCGCCAAGGACGGTTCCTGGTATATTGGCGGTGATATCGGTGCGGTGATCGTCGAAGGCGCAGACACGGCATATGATACCGGCGTGACGGCTCATACGCCTCACAAGACCGGTTATGATGCTGCCGGCTATGTGGGTTACGACTTCGGTGGCTTCCGCCTCGAAGCGGAATATTCCCACAAGAAGGCGATGAACAAGGATACGACCTATTCCAATGGGGCGATCCTTTCGGGTGGTCAGGCACGCGTGGACAGCGTGATGCTGAACGGCCTGCTCGACTTCGGCCCCGATGACGGCCTGCAGGGCTTCGTCGGCGGCGGTGTCGGCGTGGCTCGCTCGAAGATCTCGTTGCCTGACACGCGCGATTCCGACAGCGGTTTCGCATGGCAGCTGCTGGCCGGTATTCGCGTGCCGGTGACGAGCAATGTCGACGTGTCGCTGAAGTATCGCTACTTCAACCACGACAAGATCAAGCTGCGCAACACCTTCGGGACGCCGCTTGAGACGGGCGTGACGAGCCACAGCGCGCTGCTGGGTCTGGCCTATAACTTCGGTGGTGCGGAAGCGCCTCCGCCGCCGCCC